AAACAAGCCATGATAAGCGAAGTGCAACATCGGGTTCCGGTATTGCATGGGCAGTTTGATCAAGATAAAACTTTATTGAATACGGTTAATGGTTACATTGATTTAACTTCGGGTATCTTAAAAGACCACGATATTAAGAAAATGTTCAGTCATCAGACAAGCGTAGAATATACCGACAAAATCGATTGTCCAGAATGGGATGAATTTTTAAATCAAATTTTTGCTGGTGATCAGGAATTAATCCATTATATTCAAAAAGCGGTTGGATACTCTGTCACAGGAAGTATTAAGGAACAGGTGATGTTCATTTTGTATGGAAATGGCCGCAATGGTAAATCAATTTTCATCGATACGATTTCTGATATTCTGGGAACTTATGCCAAGTCAATGCAGGCCGATTCAATTATGGTACGGCAAAATAAATCGGGAGCCAACTCAGATATTGCCCGGTTGGAAAGTGCCCGATTAGTTACCTCAAGCGAACCTAATGAGGGTGTGAGATTGGACGAGGGATTAGTTAAACAATTAACCGGTGGCGATAAAGTAACCGCACGGTACTTATATGGTAAGGAATTTGAATTCAAACCACAGTTTAAGCTGTGGTTAGCCACTAACCATAAACCAATCATTCGTGGTACTGATGACGGAATTTGGCGACGGCTGATGTTAATTCCTTTTAAGGTAAAAATTCCCGATGGCCAAGTTGATAAAAACTTAAAAGATAAATTGAAACGTGAATCCGTGGGAATCCTTAATTGGATTGTTGAGGGTTGCTTATTATGGCAACGAGAAGGATTGAATCCCCCAATAAGCGTTACTCGTGCTAGTCGGCAATATCGTGAAGAAATGGATGTTATTAGTCTATTCGTGGATGATTGCTGTGAAGTGGGTGATAGTTACCGAGCGCCTGCAGGTGAACTTTTTAAGAAATATCAATCCTGGGCAAAAGATAATTCCGAATACTCTATGAGTAAGCAGAAATTTAGTCGTGAAATGAAACAGAAATTTGAAACCAAGAAAAGTGGATCCATATTTTATATTGGATTGAAAATTAAAGACGATCCAAGACTGGGCTGGATTAAATAAAAATGGGAGGATAAAAGCTCTTTTGGGAGGATAATGGGAGGATCATTTTCAAGCTCAAACCCTTGATACAACTACATTTATATACTCTTTTTATACTATGGGAGGATAAATTAATAAAAGTATATAAGATAAAAGAGTAAAAAAAGATATATATAAAGGTTTGGTGAAAAGATCCTCCCATACACCCAAAAACAGGCTTTGTTCTTACAGCCGCAATGGATACAGCGACTGAATCATCCTCCCATTTATCCTCCCATCCGTCATAATTATTTGGAGGCGTATGACAATTAAATCGGAACATGAAATTCAAACAGAAATTCTTTTAGCGTTATCTCGACATGATTGCACCGTTTGTCGCAGTAATGCTGGAAAGATTAAAACTGATGATGGCAGACGAATTATGTTATTTCCGAGAGGTTGGCCGGACATTACCGGTTTTGAACATCATAGTGGAAAAATGATTTTGATTGAAGTTAAAAACGAACGAGGCAAGTTACGTGACGATCAGAAGCGGTTTGCAAAATTTATTAAGCAATATCCAGTGTTATATGGTGTTTGCCGTTCTGTAGATGACGCATTAAAAATAATTGGAGGTAAATAAAATGACAGTAAAAATACTTGATAAGGAACTGTTCAAAATGTACCAAAATGCAATGGCAGAAAGTATTTCTGATTGGAAGCGAATAGCTAAATTCGCCAAATTCATTGATAAATATGCCGATGATGAAACTATTTCTAACCGTGATGATTTAGCCAGTGTTATAGATGCAATTTTAAATCATGAAACAGTGAAATTGTCTGCACCAATGTATCGCTTGAAAATGAATGGCATGGTTGGTAGTGATGGGCAACAATATGTATCTCGACGAGTAGATGATCGTGGTGGGTATTTCATCTGTGGAGTACGTAACCCGCGCGTTTGTCGAGGGGAAATCACACAACAATTTACACGGGATGAAGCTGAATTTCTGAAGGATTTGTTAAATAATTCAAGCATTCAAAGTGTGGAGGAGTGACGGTAATGAGCAGAGAGATTAAGTTCCGTATTTGGAGAGCACCTGATGAATATACTAAAGTATCCTGGATGGAATCATGGGATAGCCTTATGAACTACTCTATGTCTGATATCTTTCAGCTGGATAACCCTGATGATGTTCTTGAGCAGTTTACTGGCTTAAAAGATAGGAACGGCAAAGACATTTATGAGGGCGACATTCTTGCCTGGCATTCAAACATTTATAGAAAGCATGATTGGGTAGGATTAGTTCTGTATCGCGGAGCTGGATTTGCGGTACAAGAGAGCGATAAGTCCTATAGTTCACCAGAATGGCTGGATTGTGCTTGCCGTAAAGATGCTAATATCATTGAAGTCATTGGTAATGTTCACGATAATCCGGAATTATTGGAGGTAGAAAAATGAAGATCTATTGTTATTTCGTTCCGAAGTATACTTTTGTAGCTGAGCATCGTGTTTTTAAGGTAGGCGAGGAATACCCAGTTTACATCCAAGAAGATTATTTTACGTTGGTTGCTGAAAATGGTGAGTTCAATTTCACTAAAAAGGGCCTCGACGAGACCGTTAAAAATTGGAAGGACGCAGTTAAAGTCAAAATGGAGGCAGACAATGTTTAACTATAGCAATGAAGTTAAGTGGATTCAAGTTACGGATATTGATGGTGGCTTAGTTTGGATCAATTTAGAAAAAGTAGAAAGAATTTGCCGTACTAGTGATGGTTCGACATTTGAATTTGCGAATACGGTTATCCAAACTATTGTCCCATTTGAAAAAATTCCAGAACTATTGAGCGGAGGCACAGCATGACACACGAACAGATTGAGCATCACAATTACGTGCTGCAAGGCATGGAAAGATTATTTACGTGGTGCCAGTGACGGCCAATTTAACACTTTACAGAAGACTTATGAAAGCTTGCCAATTAGCTGTTAAATGTGCACAATAAGTATATGTAAAATTATGTGATTGGAAGAGGAATTTTATATGACGTATGTGATAACAAAGCGAGGGAAAGTTCACAAACTGAAAGAGTTTCGCAGCATTCAAGCAGTTTTGAAAGCAGAAACCGGTTTGCCAATCAAAACCTGGATGGTTGAAGAATCTGTTCAGCATCATCAAACCATTTGTGGATGGACAATTTCTGAAATAAACGGTTAATAATTAGTTTCTCCTTATCGTCAATGTCTAGCTGTAAGTAAACCAAGTTTAAAGGCGGTGAAAAAATGGGAAATGAAAACTTAGTAAAAGTGATTGCTAAGAGCCGAAACTTTGAAAATGGCATTAACCGGATTCATTATTCAATTCATTGTTCAAAAGACGATGCTTTTAGTCTATTAATTGAGCAAGTATTAAGACGAATCCATTTTTGGAATTATAACAATGCTAATCCCTTGATTAAGGCATTCAGCGATCATAGCAATCCAGATTTTAAGAATAAGCAATGGGCAATTACCTACGCTGCTAAAGATGTGGTTGAAGATTATTATGGTCACAAGACGTTATTGGTAGAGAATTTTGATAAATCTGATGAACTTGGACAATTGGCGCCTATAAATTGTAAAAATTCAGTGTCAGTTGAGAATTCATTAGTGAATAAAGTTATTTCATTATTCCCGACGGATAAAACCAAACTGTTTGTAAAAAGCCTGCTTAAATATGGAAAAATAGCTACAATGGATATTTTTTCAATGACTGATAAAAAGTTTGAACATGCATTGTATGATCGTATAGCTTACGTTAAATCAAATGTCCAAATGTTTACGGAGCAGTTAAGTGGTTTCGATCATCAGGATACGTTAGATAAGCTAAAGGTATTAGGTGATTTTGAATATTGCCTTAATAAATACGCTGATCCAATGACATTAAACAGCGAAGTTCACACCTTATTTATCAGCAATAGCGACTTGTTCAATGATATATTCGATTACGCAACTAAAGTATATGGAATGAAATACCAAGGCATTGTTTGGAAATCGTTTGGTTTAATTAATGATCATCAATTGAAACTGGATGAATACAAATTAATTGATTCAATCATTGATTTACAGCAGGAATTAAGTAAACAGTTCGTACCGAAAGAAGGACAGGTGAGCTTATATGAAGCTACATATCTGTCATGAGGTTGGCTGTCAAGCATTGATACCAATGGGGCAAAGGTATTGCAGTGAGCACGTTACACAGCACCAGAAGCCCAACCATGCAGTCAGTTCTGCACGAAACCGAGAGTACAATATGTACTATCGTGATCAAACAGCGAATCAGTTTTATCACTCAAAGGAATGGAAAAAGATTCGGCAATTTGTTGCTGCACGAGATTATTATTTAGATGCAGTCACTGGCTTGCCAGTCTCAAACGATAAGATTATTGTTGACCACATTGTGCCTAGACGTGTACTACCTGTTGATAAATGGTTAGACATGGATAACTTATGGTGCTTGTCACCAACTACGCATAATACGAAAACCAAGATTGAACAATCACTCAATCAAAACCAACTCAAACACTGCAGCAAACGTTGGTGGATTAAAGTATTATCTGAACGCACGAAATAAACATTCCTGATGTAGGAAACTCCTGCCAGCTTGGATGGTAATAATTTCAGGGGTGGGTACCGTTTCTTGGATGGTGGGGATCTTCATCAACAAAATTAAAAAAAGATGTCTTTGTGAAACGACAAAGTGTTTTTCAGGTGGTATCATGTAGGTAATCGGAATAAATGTTTCTGATGAGGTTTACTTATTAAAAACAATTTTTTCAACCTCCTTTAGGTGATATAGATATAAAGAAAAAATTGTTTAAAGCTTACTGTTTGAACCTTACAAAAAATATTCAATTTAGGTGAATGTTTAAACACCCCCGGGGTGGTGAAAGCCTAGGGGAGCGCACGCCCAGGAGTAGCGCACGTTAAAAGTTGTAAATTCAAAACTTTTTTATGGGCTTACTATAACTGGGTGCACGCAATTTCACAAATTGCTTATATGAATAACTCTACTATAATGACTATATATATTTTCCTCCTAAAAGTTAATATAATTAGACGTTTTTTCACGATTGTAGGGTGTATACGTTCGAACAGTGTGTTTAATGATTTTTTTGTGATTCATTAGTCTAAATGAATCAGATTGAAAGAGTCCCTATTGGGGGCTCTTTTTTATTGCTTGGAGGTGAACTAAAAAATGCCAAAACAAATGAAACTAACTACAGACAAGCATGCTCGCAAGGATCAGCGAGTTAGAACTCAAAAACTAATAACGGAAACTTCTGGAATGGATTTGATTCAAAAGAGTTGTCCAAAATATCTGTCAAGTTATGCGCGAGCAATGTGGACGAAACTTGTACCAATTTTGCAAGCATCAGGATATGTTAAACAGGCCGACAAGGGAACAATTGAAGCGTTTTGTATTAACTATCAATTATTGCGGAAAGGCTATGACTCAATTAAAACAGATGGTGTTGTCACCAAGGTTTCTAAGACTGTGGTCAATCAACGAACTGGAGAAACATATGAAGACAACGCAGGCTGGAAACGTAATCCGGCATCACAAATTATTGATTCTGCTACGGCAAAATTAAACAGCTTAGCACACGAATTAGGCTTAACACCATCTGCACGAGCCTCATTACTGCAACTCTCAGATGACAACGATGAGGAACCCAATATTAAAGAGATGTTAAATGGGGGAAGTGAGTTTTAGTGGTACAGGAATTTGATTTTACTCAAAGAAATACTAACTTGGATAAAATATTTCAGCAGCTTGATGGGAAAGGCTACTTTGATGAAATCAAAAGTAAATACCGTGATCCGGCCACTGTTTATTGCTACCGGGTATTAACTGGTCAACAGTTAGCCTGCAAAACAATTAAACTAGCAGCGTTTAGACATTTGAATGATTTAAAGCGATCCACGGAAGGTAATTTTCCGTATTACTATGATTTGGATAAATGCCGAAATATCTGTAACTTCGCACGCATGTGCCCTGATGTTTCTCAAAACAAGCCAATACCACTGATGATTTGGCAACAAGCAATCTTGTGCCTTTCTCAGGGATGGCGAACAAAGGAAGACAAGCAAAAGCGATTTGAGCGATGTATGGTTTCAGTGGCTCGGACTAATGGCAAGTCATATTTATTGAATATCTTGATACTTTACGCTTACTTGGTCGAGGCTAGTGACCAGTTTAACGCTGATTTGTGTTACTTGGCACCAGTTGATAAGCAGTCTAAGAAGTCTTGGCGTTACATTAAACAGACTTTTAACAGCTTACAAGAAATGCCTGGATTTCGTAAATTAATCAAGGATCAGAATATTGCGATTAATGATGATGTTTTGAAATCCACGAAGACTCAAAACCAGATATTACGAATGACAGCTGGTAGTGCACAATTAGATGCCTTTCATTTCCTTTTTGCCACTGTGGATGAATACGGTGATGAAAATTTTAATTCGGATGTGATTTCTAAGGTCACGTCTGGACAAGTTCAAACTAGTAACCGGCAAACATTTTTTATCAGTACGGCATACAGTAACCCTAAAGTCCCGATGTATAGTGATGTTAGACGACTCACTAAGGTGATGGAAAAAGATTCTAACCGAACGGAAGATTCAACGTTGGCATTAATTTGGCAGCAGGATGACCAAGATGAAGTTGATGATCCAGAAACATGGGTGAAAAGTAATCCATTACTAGATTTACCGGCTAAGCATGATACCCTACTGAAAGGGTTAATTAGCGAACGTGATTCTAAGCTGGAAGACGGCACATTAAATGATTTCATTAACCGTAACCTCAATATGTGGTTGCAGACGGCTAAAGATAAATATTTGAAACTAGAGGATATTCAAAAGTCAGTTGTTTCTGATTTCGAAATTGATAATCAAGATTGCTATGTGGGTTTTGATTTATCACATGCTTCAGATGATACAGCTTATAGTTTTGTTTTCCCACATTTGAATGGCGAACAAAAGAAATATTTCATCTTGCAGCATTCATTTGTTCCGTTAGCCCGAGCAGATAATTCCATTATTGTGAAAGAAAAACAAGATGGAATTAATTACTCAAACGCAGAAAAGTTAGGCTTTTGTGATATTTCGCAAAATTCTTATGGCTTAATTGATGAAGATTTTGTTGGGCGCTGGTTCCTGGATTTTGTTAACGATCATCATTTGAGAGTCAAAGCGTTTATTTATGATCCTTATCAAGCTAGCGCAATTACTGATTGGTTGGATAATAATATGCCAGAAGTGCCTTTTATTACTTTAAAGCAAGGGACGGTTAGTTTGAGCTCGCCCACAGTATTTTTGAGAAATCAGTTTATTGCGGGAAATATTGAGATGCTGGCTGATCCGATTTTGCAGACCTGCTTGGCTAACGCTGTAACAGTGGCTAATCCATATGGTATTAAAATTGATCGAACGGCGTTGACTTCGAAAATTGATTGTGCCGATGCCACTATCGATGCCATGTCTCAAGCCCTTTTTTATTTTGAAAATCCTAATCATGGCCTTAAAGAAGATAAAAAGAATCCATTTAATGGAATGAGTAATGAGGAGGTCAACGAATTCTTTACCAGTGATCATTTTAGTTTTTAATATTTTCAACACTTGTTGGGTGATATATGTAGTGAATAAATTATTAGGGAGGCAGATTAGTTGAATCTGAAACAACTATGGACAGGTTTAATCACTAACCTGTCTTTTATATTATTTTTATTTGGGTTAATTGCATTTGTGGTTGCCGCAAGCCTTATTAATTTTATTGTAGGTTGGGTAGTGGCCGGGATTGCTTTAATCGTTTTAGCCTATGTCATTTCGTGAAAGGAGGCGTTGAATGCTGAACCCCTTTAAAAATTTTATGTCAAAACAAACACAAACAATTAGTACCACCGGGTATTCACCATTTATGTTAAATGGTACATTGTTATCCACTAACACTGTGGATGCAGACGGAGCACTGCAAAACAGTGATATTTATGCGGTGATTAATCGAATTGCAGGTGATGTGGCCAGCTGTGAATTTAAAACAGACCAATATAGCAACATGCTAAATCAGCCCAGCACATTATTGAGTGCTTATAATTTTTGGCAAGCAGTTAGTGCTCAAATGATGTTAACTGGCAACGCCTTTGTTCTAATTCAGCGAAATGGCAATGGAAGTCCAGCAGGGTTGACCTTAATCCCGTTTTACCAGGTCAGCATTACTTTAGATAATCAACAAAATGTTCTTTATTACACAGTTAATTACGGTGATGACCGAGGGCAGGTGACATATTTAGCTGCCGATATTTTACATTTTCGCTTGTTTGTTTCTGGGCAAGTTGCCACTGAACTAGTGGGTAGCAGTCCGCTAAACAGTTTAGCTAAAGAAATTAACATCCAGAACTATAGTAATCAATTGTCACTGAGCAGTTTAAAGAATGCAATTGCGCCTAGTTATACGATTACGGTTCCGGCGGCCAAATTGGAACCGCAGGCTAAGGAAAATATTAGAGAATCGTTTGAAAAACAAAATTCTGGTGCTAATTCTGGTCGACCAATTGTTTTGGATCAATCTGCTCAGCTTGATTCCTTACAGATTAATCCGGATATAGCTAAATTATTAAATAATGCCACGTTTAGTCAGACCCAGATTGCCAAGGCTTTTTGTGTTCCAGATAGTTATTTAAATGGTCAAGGTGACGAACAATCATCAATTGAGATGATTCGTTCTTTGTATCAAAATAGTTTGAGCTTATACATTCGACCAATTGAATCGGAGTTGTCGTTGAAATTGGGAATTGATATAAAAATGGATATTAATTCGGCTATTGATGTTGATCATCAGCAATTAATTAGTAATATTACTAAATTAAGTACTGGTCAGTCACCAGCATTAACGCCACAACAAGCACAAACAATTCTGAAACAAACGGGCGTTTTTCCTAATCTAAAAGTTTCAGCAGTGGAAGGAGGTGATGATAATGACAACAGTACCAATTAAAGGTGTTGTATCTAGTGATGATGATGCTGAAGTATATGAATTCTTTGGCTATTCAACAGTTACTCCTTCCGCAGTTAAAGATGCGTTAAGCACTGCAAATGGTCAAAATATTGTTGCCGAAATTAATTCACCTGGTGGCGATGTGTTTGCGGGTTCTGAGATATATACCGCACTTAAGAATTATACCGGTAATGTGGAAGTTGACATTGTTGGATTAGCAGCGAGTGCGGCCAGTGTCATTGCAATGGCGGGTGATACGATTAAGATTTCACCAACTGCTCAATTAATGATTCATCGGGCTTCCACCGTATCTCAAGGCAATGCAGACAATTTATCCAGCGATTTGCAGGGGTTGAACTCGACTGATCAATCAATTGCAAATGTTTATGTGCAACGAACAGGACTGGATCCGCAAACAGTCATGCAAATGATGGCCAAGGAAACTTATATCAATGCAAAAGATGCCGTTGAACAAGGATTTGCAGACGAAATGATGTTTGCAGATCAACCAAATAAAGTTACTAACATGATGTCGCCCTTGATGTTGAGTAATCAAGCAATTACTAAAGTTAAAACATTGTTAGCAAAAGTAAAACAAAAGTCAAAGGAAACTAATAGCCAAACTAGTGACCAATTGCGATCACATAAGTTGGCTATTTTATTTAAGAAAGAAGGAAATTAAATTATGGATTTAAATAAGCTGCACGATGCTTGGCTTGAAGCTGGTCAAAAAGTCACGGATCTTCAAGAAAAGCGTAATCAAATGGCAGTTGAGTTGAATGATTCTCCTGAAAAATATTCGGATGAGGATCTAACTAAAATTGCTGATTCAATTGATAAAGCAAAGAAGACCCGAGATTTTGCTAAAGGTGCATATGATGATGCCCTGGCAACTGCTAAATTAGTAAAGCCTAATAAACCAGCTGCAGGTGGTCAAAAAGATGTTACGCCAAAAGACAAGCCTAAGTTTATTAATATTGTCAAGGGAGCCTTAAAGGGTGATCCAAAGTTTTTGAATTTGATGTCTAGTGGACTTGATTCCCACGGAAATGGTGTTGGTTTGACGATTCCAGACGATGTCCAAACAGCCATCAACACTTTAAAACAAACCTTTACGTCGTTGGAGCCTTTAGTAACTGTGGAAGGAGTTAGCGCACCATCTGGTTCACGAGTTATTGAACCACGTCAGTCAGTAACTCCATTTGCTAATTTGGACGATGAAACAGCTCAAATTGGTAATAATGATGAGCCAGCATCTTTCAAACCATTAACTTATAAAATTCATCGCTATGCTGGTATTTCTAGCATTACAAATACTTTGATGAATGATAGTGATGCCAACCTCTTAGCATATTTGGAAAACTGGATTGCTAAGAAAGATGTTATTACTCGAAACAGTGAAATTTTAAAAGCGTTGGCTAAGTTACCAAGCGCACAAAAAACCACAGTTAATAGTTTTGACGCCATTAAGGATATTTACAACAAGGAATTGGATCCACTGATTTGGAATGAATCTGCATTTGTTACTAACCAATCAGGCTTTGCTGTTCTGGATAAAGTCAAGGATAATAACGGACAATACGTCATTCAACCTAACCCGCTTAATCCATCACAAAAAATGTTGGCTGGTAAGACAATTACAGTTATTGCCGATGCCTTTCTGCCCAATGATGAAAGCAGTTTCCCACTTTACATTGGTGCTTTGACGGAAGCTGTTCGTCTATTCGACCTTCAGCAGATGTCTTTGTTGGCCACCAACATTGGCGCCGGTTCTTTCGAAAATGACTTGACTAAGATTCGGGCAATTGACCGCTTCGATGTCGAATTGTGGGATACCAAATCGGTCATTTATGCACCATTTACTGGGTTGGCAGATTTAACTCCTGCTGCAAAGACTAGTTCAACTGGCAAGTAATTGAAATAAGTCGCCAATGAAATAAACAATACAGTGATGGGCGGCTGTTAGGAGGGATCATGTGACGGTTAATCCGACAGAATTAATGGATGAGTTGCATATTGACCAAAATCCGACTGAATTAACGACTGTTACCAATTTGATTAATGAGGCAACTGAGATTGTCAATCATTCAGTCAGTTCATCCGAAACCCAATATCAGGCCTCATCAATTTACGACTTAGCAATAAAAACACTGGCAACTCAATTATATTATGATCGTGAATTATCTAGGGGGATGTCGGCTGGTTTGTTGATGATGCTAGATCAACTCCAAGGAATGGTTTCAGGAAGTGATCCGGATGGCACTTAATAAATTTAGTCCGGAGCAGTTTAATCGGCAAGCCCAGTTTGGAACGGCTTTACCAACAATTAATCCTAATACTGGTGCATCAGGAACGCAATTTAAACCACAGTTCGTGTTATGGTGCATGCCTTATACGCGAACTAACACACAGAACGTTTCGCTTTTGGGAACAGATTTTGAAGATACTATTCAAATTGTTATTCGACACAATCCGTTAATTGACAAAGGTCTGCTAGTTCAATATCAAGACCAACTATATCAAATCGTTAATTTGAGTTTAGATGATAGCAATAAAATTGTGACTTATGACATTTTGACTCTACAGATTAATGAGAGAGTTGGTAAAAAACATGGTTAGTATGGCCGAACAATTAGACGATTATTTAGCGAAAATAAAACGATTGGTACCCAACCGGGCGGAAAGAACTATAATCACTAAAGCCGGTGCCGATGTTTTACAAAAGAAATTAGCTGATGAAACTAAACGGCTACATTATAGTAATCGAATTGCTACCGGAAATGATCCTCACTTGGCTGATAGTGTATTAGTTAGTTCGAAAAATATTGATGGTGATGTGGATGGGACAGCGACAGTTGGCTGGGTCAAGAAAAAAGCAGTGATTGCTCGCTGGCTAAATGATGGCACTGTTTACATTGTCGGTGATCACTTTGTGGAAAAGACCCGTGAGGAAACTCGTTCTGATATATTAAAATCTGAATATATTAAGTGGAAGGAGCTGGGTCACTAATGGAATTACCAGTTATGACTGTTTATCAGTTAATTCAATCTTTGCACTATGGTTGGATTGACCAGCTTTATTCCATGAACATTCCTCCCGGAGCTGATACTTCTGGAAAGCAGACCATTGTCTTGATTACTTCCATTACTGAACCGTTGGGCGGATATCGGAACGATCAATTTAGTAATATGCAAGCTAATATTCAAGTTCAAATATTTTGGAAAAAAGATACACAAGAAAATATTTTTAATGAAGAAGTTGCCCTAATGAATAATTTGGAAAATCAGGATTGGCTGGTTAGCTCACATGAGCCTAACACTGTGGATCCACACACCGATCAAGTTACGGCAACTTTTTCAGTTACTAAAACAATTATAGTAAAGAAAGAAGGACTTTAAATGTCAACACATGGTATTAAAGATGTCACCTTTGGTTTGGTTGATGCTAATGGTAAATTACTGACTAGCGATGCAGGAGTAGGAACTAATGGTATCTATTTAGTTGATGGCGATGCTAAAGGCGCTACGACGGCCACAGTTTCTGGCTTGGAAGCCGCGGGTACTGTCGCCTATGCTAATGATGAAGCAAAACGAGTTTCAAATGGTCAGGCACAACCAGAGGTCGCATTGGAATTCTTGGATATTGATTTTGACGAGTTGCAAAAACTCAAAGGATATATTCATGATGTGGCTAATGGTGGTTGGACACGTCAATTGCCAAAGCCCCATGTAGCAATGTTGTTACATTTTCGTTCATACACGAATATTGATATGTACGAAGGCTTTGCTAATGGTCAACTAATTGAAACTGGTAGTTCTCATGCAACGGATAATAATGCTGAAACTGATGCCAATACGGCGTTAACTTACCAAGCATTAACACCAGCTGACAATAAAATCTTCAACGGAGAACCGTACAAGATTTGGATGTCTCAAGATACTGGATTTGATAAAGCTAAAATGTTGGCCGAAGTCTTTGGTGGTTATTCAGCTACTACCGGCGTTAAAATGCCAGGAAAATAAATTAAGGCGGGGATTGTTCCCCGTATACATAACTAAATAAAATAAAGGAGTTTTGATCATGAAAATTAATATTACTCGATTAGGTTTACGTAAAAAGTCAGCTGAGGTTAAGACTACTGTAGGAGTCGTTGAGAAAGCACAAAATTTACAAATTCAATTGCTAAAATCGGATTCAATTGACTTTACTAATGATGATCCACTAGTAGTTTTAGAAACGCAAAAGAAAATGGTTCAAGGATTAGTGCAATTTATGATTGATATTTTTAAGTTGACTGATCAAGAAGTTGAAAAGATTAAATCCACTTTGGATTTTACGGATTTTCAAAATTTCATGGCCTATGTATTATTCCGGTTTCAAGGTATGAGTGATGAAGACTGGGAGACTGTCACCAAACAGCAAAGTGAGGAATCAGCAGACCCAAAAGAAAGCAATTAAGATTAGCCAAATTAATTAATGAACTAAGCATATCCCAACAAGATATGCTTTTTTTTAAACAACAAATGATGAAGCAGGGAATCTTACCAGATGAATTAAATCGACAAGATTACTTTGAATTTATGGCAGTCTTAAATGCTAAAGATAAGAAAAAACAAGTAACGGATCCGGTTGTCGAGTTATTAAATAAACGAAAGGGGACTGACTAATGGCTACTATTAATGATGTAATGAGTACTTCAATTCGCTTGGATGCAGTACAACCCGCACGGTCATTAAAAACTTTAACTAATTACATTAAAGCTAATACCAATGCATGGCGTTCTCAGGAGGTGGCCTTAAAATCTTCTGGAGATAAACTAGATGCTTTAAAAACTAGGTATCAAGGAATATCAGAAGAAATCAAAGGTTATAACTTAAAAATTGATGAGCTGAAACGTCGACAGTCAGGCCTTGATCAAACAACCAACCAAGGATCAGAAAAATATGCTAAATATGCTAATCAGATTGCTAAAGCGCAAGAGAAGATTGCTGGATTAAATGATCAACAGTCTAAGGCGGAAAAGCAATTTGAATACCTTAATTCAGGACTATCTGGATTACAGCGCAACTATCATAACCTTAATCAGGTAACTAATTCTTATGTGGATGCGCTAAAGGCTCAAGGAAAGATTAACCAGGCTGGTCAAGTAAAGCTTAAAGGCCTTAAGGAAGGATTGAATAGCTTATCTGATCAGTACAGATTACAAAATAGTGAACTCAGTAAAAACTCACAGGCTTATAAACAAGCCCAGTTGGCCTATGAAAAACAACAAAATGTTGTTCGCCACCTTACCAACGATACCCACAAGAATGCGGACGAATATGTCCAAGAAAAGGAAAAACTTAATCAATTAAAAGGTAGCTTGGACATTGCTAACGAAGCTTTTAACACCCAACAAGTACGAGTCAACAAAACAGCCACTTCACTGGCCAATGTGCGTTCTGATGTGGTCAAGTACGATTTACAAGTCGGTCACATGAGTGATGCAATGGTGCGATTGGGCGATAAAGCTAACATTGCTAAGAATAAATTTAAAAATTCATTTGGATCAATTAAAGGTAGTTTACTAGGTGCCAGCGTAGCGATGGGGACATTGGGAGCAGCAGCTTTTTCTGGCGCTAAAAAAGCAACTGAACTTCAAAATGTTTATAAAGTAAACCAAAACTTACTGGTTACGGGTGGCGACAAGGCTAAAACTGCTATTAAAACCGTGACAGAAATGCAAAAAGACGGGGCTAAGTACGCTCTTAAATATGGAGTTAGTCAAAAAGAGATTGCTGATCAATACCAAGATCTGATCAAGCGTGGCCATACAGGTGCTGAATCATTAGCGGTTATGAAAACTGAACTGCAAGCCAGTGTGGCTTCTAGTGATGACTTTAAAGATGTGGTTAAAGTATCAAGCCAAGCGATTGAAGCATTTGGCATGAAAACCAATAATACGGCAAAAATGATGCACAACACTAAACGTGTAGTTAATGCATTAGCTTATTCTGCTGACATGACTGCTACTGACTTCCACAGTTTAGGCAAAGGCATGGAATATGTAGGCGATTCAGCTCATAATGCGGGCTTTAGTATTGAGCAAACTTCCGCTGCTTTAGGTGAATTGAGTAACCATGGCTTGGAAGCTGATAAAGCTGGGACAGGTCTGCGAAAAATTATTACTAGTTTAGCAGCTCCAACAAATTCAGCTATGGGCGCTTTAAATGAAATTGGAATTAAATCAACTAAAATATTCCAAACTGCCAATGGTAATTTCAAAACGTTGCCTGCAATTTTTAAAATTATTGAGGAACATACTAAAAAACTTGGTGGAGCTGATACAGCACGCATCTTTAAAAATGTTTTTGGTCCAACCGGCATGCAAGCAGCTCAAATCTTAGCTAAATATAATGGCCAATTGGCTGATTTAACCAACAATGTTTCTAAAGCAAGCAAAGCTGGGACTTACGTTCAAAGATTAGCTAACAAGAATGCACAAACTGCCCAAATGTCCCAGAAACGATTTAAGCAAGCCTGGGATCAATTATCAATTATGTTTGGGTCTAAGTTGTTGCCATATATGACAAAAGCAGCTAATCAAATGACCAAACTCTTTGGTGAAAAAGGCTTTCAGAAAGATATTGGTAAAACGGCTACTTTAACTGCACATGTGGCAGGAGGAATCGCCAATATTGGCATTTTTGCTGTTAAACATTATGAAGGTGTCAAGCGCTTTGGTGAAGCATTAACTGCAATTTGGGCAGTTGGCAAAGTTTATAAATACTTTAAAATATTTAGCGACCTTACTTCTGTTTTTAGTGGTCAAAAGCTAAAGGTGAACCGATTGACATCAGCATATGATGATCAAACTCTAGCCATTGAACGTAACACTAAGGCTAAAGAAGCCAATGTGGATGCTGGGAATGAAACTAGCACAGTTGATGATATTGCTGATAACGCTGGTGGTGAAGGTAAGGTTGCCGAAGATGCTGAAAAAGACGGTAAAACAGCGGTTCACGACATAGATGATACAAGTAAAGTCACCGAAGATACCGGAAAGATAGGCCGATTCGCTAAATTAGCTGAAAAGTTTAAAGGTGTTAGCAAATTAGGAAAGGTTGTTGCAGGCTCTGTCGGTGTCTTAGACGTTTTAAATTCAGCAACTGATTTAATTGGCATGAAAAAGAAGAGTGCCGGTTCACACATTGGCGCTGCTACCGGTTCATTAGGTGGTACTGCAGCAGGTGCAGCAATCGGGACAGCTATTCTTCCTGGAATTGGCACAGCTGTTGGCGCTGGATTGGGTGGCTTGGTTGGTGAAGGTGTTGGTCGTAAGTTTGGTAAAGCTATTCAAAAAGGACTTTCAGCACAAAAAATCCATACACCTAAATTATCTACTAAGTCTTCTTTCAAGAAACTTTCTGATGAAGCGACAAGCTATTATAAAAACCGTGAAGCTCAGGACAAGAAGAACTTACAATTACTTTATAAAAACGGGGACATTACTAAAAAAGAGTACGAAAAACGCCTACAAATTATTAAGGGTGAAGGATCTAAAGCCAACCGATTAACTCTGATGAGTCAGAAAGATCAGCAAGCGATTGCCAAATATTATGCGCAATCACGGCAACGACTAACGGAATCATGGAATGGAAAGATTTTAAAAGCTGAGAATAAATACGGTAAAGGATCCGTTCAAGTTGAAAAGCTACAGGAAGAAAAGAAAGAATCTCTTGAAAAACAACATCTTAAATTTGCTACGAAAGTAACTGCTAAGGAAGCCGAACTGCATACTACCTTAGCTGGCCAGATTAAACTGTCTACTAATAAGATTGCTAAAGATTATAAAACGCTCACTGAAAAGAGTAAAAAATATTCCAAAGAAAAAATGATTAAATTGGTGGCAAATGCTGATGAAGAACAAAAGTCTGTCAGCAAAAAAGCCAACGATGAATATCATAGCGTCTATAATTCAGCTTGGAAGAAATATAAAAATACAGTTAAAGCAGCGGATGAAGAGTATAAGGGAAATAGTTCAGCTGCCAAAGCCCAACGTCAAAAGATTATTGAAGAAGCTCGTAAACAAAGAATTGGTGTTATTAATCACGCTGATAAGCAAAAAAATGATTCAATCACCAAAGCAAAGCAGCAGTCTGATAAGGTGTACGATTATGCACATAATCAAAATCGTAAGGTAACGGCTCAGGCTGTTTCTCAATATGAGAGTATTAAGAAAAATAATTCCAAAACCAAAGACAATTACAGTCTCTCCTGGCATGGCATCTGGAAGTCAGTTGGTAATTGGATTGGCAAACTGGTAAATGGGATGAATAAGAATGCCATTTCAGCCCAGAACAAAGTCTTTAAACAATACGGTGGTTCACAAACCCTAGATCAGATTCCAACGGTAGCCTGGGCAACAGGTACCGGATTATTGAAAAATGGTTTATTAACCCAACCGGTTTTGGCTAAGCTTAACGATGGCCACGACTCACCAGAAACACATAATAAAGAAATCATTGTCCACGCAGATGGGCAATTAGAACCAGTTGAAGGTAAAGATACTCACCGGTTCCTAGAAGCTGGTTCCGGCGTTTTAAATGCTACAGAGTCTAAGATGTTAATGGCTTTAAATGGCATGCAGCACTTTGCTTCAGGTACCGGTTTATTTGGTGGTATCGGCAAATTTTTTAAAGGTATCTGGGGTTCTTTAAAGCAGAAGTTGTCGGCACTATCACACATCGCTAATCATTCTGATGCAACTTTCAAACAAGTTTTTCAACCTAACTTTGGCGATATAAAGGGAACTGTTGGAGAGAACTTTGCCAATATGTTTGGCAAACGCGACAAGCAACAGGGTTCGGTTTGGTGGGATACTGCCTGGAATATGCTACATGGCATGGTTTCCGAAGGCGGCGGTCAGACTGATTCAGCATTTTTGAATGAAGCTAAGAAATTGGCAAATCGTGCCCATCACCGATATTCTGAAGGCTCTAATGTCCGCTTAGGACCGAATTATTATGATTGTTCTGGCTTAGTTTATGAGACTTTGAAACACATGGGAATTACAGTTCCTGGTGGATCTACCACGGTTCCGGAATACAAATACTCAAAACCCGTATCGTGGAAGAATGCTAAAACTGGTGATTTGGCTTTCTTCGGTCGTGGAGGAAGTCAACACGTTGGTATTGTGGTTGATAATAGTGGCTCTGGGCATATGTTCAGTGCCGAAAATCCAAAGGACGGGATTAAATATTCTACTATCAAGGGATTCGGTGATTTTGTTGGGATTCGAAGAGTGCCTGGATTGATTGACAAAGTTAAAAAGTCAACTAAATCTCATAAACAAAGTTCCGGATTACAAGCACTAGTAAAGTCGCAATTAAAGCATTCCGGGGTTTGGAGTTGGGTATCAAAAAACTTAAAACCATTATGGCAAAAACTGTTTGGTAGTTTAAGTAGTTTTGGATTAAGTGGCGATGTGGCGGCTAGAGCCAAAACCTTAGCAAAAGCGTTGAAAAAACTAGATCCACGCGCAACCAAGGCAGGAATTGCTGCAATCCTTGGCAATTGGGAATTTGAGTCGGGACTAAATCCTAATGAAAGAAATTCATCTGGTGGAGCCTCCGGTCTTGGACAGTGGTTGGGTGGTAGATTGAATCACTTGAAGTCATATGCTCGACGTCATGGTGAAAGCTGGCGAAATGCGGCTACTCAATTAAAATTTGCGTTGGGTGATGACAGTTCCGATTCTTCTGTATTTAAACGAATCCTGGAAGGCCACGGTTCGATCGCTTCGTTAGCCAGTCAGTTTTCTGAAGATTGGGAACGTGGTGGCTATACGGGGCAACACGTTAACGGTGCGAAGAAAGTTGCTAATTATTTAGGATATGCGAATGGTGGCTTAGTTGATCAAGAACAGTTAATTAAAGTGGCCGAACGTAATAAACCGGAAACCATCATTCCGTGGGATATTAACAAACGGGGACGAGCCTATGAACTTTTGGCTGATACCATGGCTCATTTTAAGCAAACAGATCAGCATACCAACCAATCAAGCAATTCGGATGGTCAGGCTGTCAAAAGACTTGAAGCAAAGTTTGATACAATGATTAAACTTATGAGTCAATTGGTCGATGGCCAAAACAATCCGATTCCGGCAGTAGTGACTGACAAGCAAGTTGTTCAGGCAGTCAATAAACATAATAAACGGACAACAGCTAAAAATAATTGGGGAAGGGGCGTAACCTTTGGCTAACAATGATAATTATGATGTGAACACGTTTGATTTTGCGTTTGATGAAAACGGAAATGATGGCTTTAATTCACAAGATGATTTAGGAATCTTTTTGAATCATGTATCGAAACCGTTAGCACCTAGCATTACTGAGTCGTTTCAAGATGTTCCTAAACGTTATGGTGGTGTTTACTTGGGAACAGACTACGGTGAAAAAGAATTCGACATTCCAATTACCTGTTTCTGTACTACTCGTGACGAATATAATGAGCGCATTAAAACATTGACTAATGTTTTAGTTAATACCAGCAGTGATGCTGATACTGAATATCCGTTAAGGTTTAATGACGATCCAGATGTAACTTATTATGGACACTTTACGAGTATTCCCACACCGACATTTATTAATGAAGGTGTTCAGGACTTTCAAACCACGTTAGTCTTCATGCTGGCGGATCCACGTGGATTTCTACCACAAAAAGAAATAAAAATTACGGACAATGATCAGCAAATTATTCCTGAAGGAAATACGGAAGTTGATCCAATTATTCATATTATTCCAAAAACCGATCTTTATTATGTGGGTTATGAAACAAATGATGATTATGTAGCGGTTGGATATAACGTTGATGATGGTGATACGGCTACGGATAGTGATGGTAACATTACAGTCATGGGACAATCCCAAACTCAACAGGTTGACGACCCATGTAACTCATTAGCAACGTGGATTCAATGTGGCGAGGATACACAAGCTTTTCCAATTTATAAGGGTGAGTTAGATGGAAAATCGGCAGCCACTGGTACTTCAATTATGGTGGCTAAAGATAAAGATGATCATTACGAATGGGGATCTCGTGGGAAACACAAGAATTTTTACGGACCAGCGGTTATGCATAATGGTCTACCGAAAATTACTCCCTATTGGAAAGTTTCGGTACGCTTACATCATGTTAAACGAATGAAAAATGAGCGGGCGATGGGAAAAATTGAAGCTTATTTATTGGACAATAACGGTAATGTTTGTGGCAGGATGGGCATTGAAGATTACTCAATGGGACGGTATCCACGGGCGTTTATTCAATTAGGTAATAATTTTGATAGTAGTAACTCTGATAGTTATTTGACATTGCTATTTGATGAAGGTAATGGTCAGCAGAAACAAAATGAGGCTACAAAACATGTTAAAGTAGCATACACCAAAACGGTCACCGTTAAGAAGAAGACAGCCAAAAAGAAGAAGACGACTAAAAAGAAGAAGTGATATAAATGAATCTACAATTCTTTGCGCGGAAGAAACGAAAAACTCGTAAGAAGACTAAGACTAAAAAGAAACGAGTTGTGAAATCTAAAAAGGGTGGCAAGAAGAGTAGTAGTAAAGGGGGTAAAAAAACATCAGCTCCCAAAGCTACAACGAAAAAGAAAAAGGAAAAAGAATATGTAACTGAAACTTCGTATATGAATAGGGATGCTTACTCGAATTTTTATGGTGAATTTATTCTTGAACGACAGAAGAAATCGGATAAGTCTGGTAATGTTTACGATAACTGGGTAGCAGAAATTAACCAGTGGGATCCTAAAACTGGTGAACCATATAGTGTTAATAACACCCATAAAACTCATATGCATAAGGAAAAATTGGATAAGTCCGGTAAGTTTGGCTTCGCCTTGGCAAATTTAGGCGTTTTCTTTGGCAAACATGATATTAAAGAGGACTTGGTTAATCCAGTGGTGGCGTATAAGTCGGATTATGAAGCTTTAACCAATTATGAAGAATGGCGCAGTGATGGCTCTACTGATCCGGATGATACACCACATATTATTGCCAAGGCTGGTCAAGAAATTATTATTGATACGGCCAACAATAAAGTTACTATTGATGGAAAGCCGGCCGATAAATACGTTTCATGGTTATCGACCTTCCCTAAATTAACCGGTGGGGTTCCACAAGCTCTACACTTTGTCCCGGATCCCAAAAATGCTGATGTAACAATTGAATATCGACCAGCAATTAAGTAGTCACGAAAGCGACTACTTTTTTTATACATAAATAAGGAGGTTAGAGATTTGTATATTATCCTGGATAAAAATTTAAAGCGAGTTGCCACGTTATCGACTAATTCAGACGCCAACCCGTTTTGGGGTGAAGTAGTTGAACGCCAAATTGCCGATGATAACAGTAACTCGGATGATGGCATTACTGGCGTTAGCACTTTTAATAGTACGGATCCAAATGCTAACTCCAAAAGCTGGAATGATACATTAACAGGACTAACCATGTTGCAAAGTGCCCCTGCGGCTCAATACTTAACGGTTGGTAATAGTGTCGCAGGGTATGATGATGTGCATAATCATTGGCGTATTTATCGAATCTATCAGGTTGACGAAAACATTGATGCAACTAGTGGAGCTCATCTGGTAACGGTTGATGCTATTAACCTAGCAATCTATAAATTAAATAAGACCATTCCACCCCAAAAAGAAATTAAAGATTGTAAATTAGATCAAGCTATGCAATGGATCATGGCAGATACCGGTTGGGATTTACAAAATAATTGTTCTTCGGGATTATTTGCCGATATTAATTTTGATGGAACGTCTTCTAGTCAAGCTGCATTACAGACGGTTCTATCAACTTACGATGCGGAAGCTGATGCCTATTGTCATATTGACTCCAACGGTATTGTGACTGATCTAATTTTAGAATTAGCTGATCAATTAGGTGAAAATGAGGGGAAATCAATTACCTATGGGCAAAACATGTTATCCGTTCAACGAGAAACAGTTGATACTAATTTGGTTACTAAACTCTATATCGTTGGAGCAAATAATGCTTCAATTGCAGAGGTTAATAATGGTAAGAACTATATTACTGACGTTTCAGCAAATTCTCTTTATAACACTGATCAGAACACCTGGCTGGAAGGAACGATTACTAGTGACACTATTACTGAACCTAAAGCATTACTTGATTGGGGATTGCGGGAATTAAGATTGTACAATCATCCACGAATTAACTATGCTGTGGAGGTTACTCAAGATTTTCAAGCTAACTTGGGCGATACTATTAAGGTGATTGATTTATCCATGAACCCAATTTTAACCACGGAAGCGCGAGTCATTCAGCAAACCACTTCGGAGAGTGATCCAAGTCAAAATAAAGTCGTCTTGGGAGAGTTTAGCACAGTTAAAGTAATTACGCCGGCGTTTATTCGCAATATGGAACAGCGTTGGAATGATCACGTTAAGAAACTATTTGAAGAAGCCCGAGAGAATGCCAATGCAGCCACAGTCAGTTTGATTACGCCGTTAGGTTCAACTTGGTATAACACAGATACTTCCAAACGGGTGATTGCGAGATTGTTTATTGAAGGTGAAAACGTGACTTCTTATCTGTCACCACAAGCTTTTAATTGGCAAAAAATTAATATGGACGGTACCCGTGATATTGGGTGGGAAGCTGACCATGCAAAAGATGGTTATCAAGTTACGATTGAACCACCATTTGTCGGGACACTATTAGTCACCATTGATGATACTTATGTGAAAGATGAGGCAGAGATGTGGATTGATACCAGTAGTTCAGCTGATGGTTCCTGGAATAAGCTTTGGGAAACTAAGGATGCCGCCAACAAAGATTTTAACGGTGATCAGCACATTGGGGCTTTACAATTTTCATATTTATTGAGTGATGGTTCGGTGTTGTCTAGTTATCACTATTCTAAAGACAAAAACCATTCAGATTGTGAATTTATTAAATGGAACGCTGATGGAACATTACAGAGCATGATGTTTGTAACTGGTGGTGGCCATTGTGGATCGTTCGGCTATGATGAAAGTTCCAATACGATTTATACAGAAATAAAAGATCCAATTGATGGGAAATATTATTTGGTAACAATGGCATACCAAGCCAATACAAGTGCTAGTAATATAACTAGGTGGTGCCAAGTAAAACAATATTTTCGAGTTAACGTTGATTTGAAGAACAATCTGTGGCTGGGAAGCACGACGAGTGGGAAAGTGTATGTTTGTCAGATAAGCGATTTACAGACAGGAAACTTCAAACCAATCATTGAATTTAAATTGCAAGATTTTAAATGGAAGCCATTACCAGCTGGAACCACTAATAATGGCGCTTATAACACTCTTCAGGCAAATGGGATTAGTTATCCATTTGCTTTTTTTACGGCGGGCGATGCTAACAATGCTGATGACAAACATGTTATGTGTATTAACTTAATTACACAGTCAATGGTATTTGATTATGTGGTGGAACCAATGCAGGATATTAAGTTAACAGTGCCGTTGGAAAATGGCGGTCATTTGGAGCCGGAGGGCATATATGAAGATGTTAATAATTCTAGGTTAATTGTTGGCTTTAATGTTTCTGAATATAGGGATGCTGCACACACTGTGTCTATTGCTCATAGTGCATTATATACGGCTCCCCTTAAAATCCGTGATGATTCTAAAGACTTAGTTGTTGAATATCCTGAACAAGATGAAGGTGAAAATGATGAAGCTGAACAACCAGTAATTGCTGGAAATGATAATGCGGATGATTCGGATGCAAGTTCTGATAGTGATGAAGATGGGGATGAATCAACTGGTGAAGGAACCAAAATTGAGGATGGTGATAACGATTGATTATTGCAACGGGGACGTTAAATATTGATGAAAATGCTAAGCTTGCCCAGCAAGCTTCTGACGATGCCAAAAGTGCCGCTAATTCTGCAGCTGATGAAGCGGGTAAGGTTAAAACATCGTTGGATGGGAAAATCACTGTTTCATCTCAAGAACCATTTGATGATGGGAAAAATCATGATGAAGGTGATATTTGGTACGTCCAAGACAGTAACCATATAACTAGTGAAATGTACACCTATGATGGATCTGATTGGGTTAAGACTAAGATGTCTCAAACAGCTTTGTCAGTTGGACAGCTTTCAGCGTTATCTGCTGATTTAGGAACCATTGAAGCCGGATATTTGAACTCTGTGGAAGTTGACTCATCAATCATTAAAGGTGGCAGTATTTCTGGTTCATCTTTGTCGTTAACAAATGGAAATACTAATTATTGGTTAGATCAGAACGGGTTTCATGACCGTTATCATGGAAACAATATATTTAACGGTTATGTACAAAAAGATGTTTGGATTAATAACTCGGGAATTTCAATTTCTGATGGAAATTATAAGGCTGATATTCAACCAGAACAAATTAAAATGTCTGGCGGTGGTGGAACAGGAACTATTTGGCCTACGAATATTAATTGGCCTGCTATTACCATTTCAAATAACATTCAAATAAAATCTCAACACATAATTCACAGCATTGATTATGGAGCTTTGTATTTTGAAGGCGGTTCTGATGGTGGTGAAGATGGTATTGACATTCATGCCGGCGGGGTTTACTCACATGGGACTAATTTACTTAATGAAATTAAGAGGATTGATGGTAAACCTGATAGTAGTGGTGATATTAGTAGGATTGATGGTGACATTAGTAGGATTCGTGATGAAATTAGTGATATTAAAAGGGAATTGAAGAATAAGAAGAATAAGTAAGGTGATCTGATGAATGATATTAACGCGCAAGATTTAATTAACCAGTTAGTTAATGAGTACAGTCAAGATATGGCAGCAAAAAATCAACAAATTGCGTTATTAAAAATTGAAAATAATCAGCTTAGAAAGAAGGTGAAAACTAATGAGTAAGGAACTCGCATTCACGGATGATAATGATGTGGTTAAATATTTAGATACAACCACTGCTTTTAATCTGGCACTCACGGCCGACGGGGTGGCCTTTGATTTAACTAATGCTAAGTCAATTCTGGTTAAAATAGCTAATGACGATGGATATATCATGCAACAAACTATTGATTTAACCACTGTAACTAGTCCGCTTGGTGGAACACTAAGTTTTCCAATTAATCAGGATATCATGAACACATTGGTTCCAGATGATTATGATATTGAAGTTTGGGTTACTATGAAAGATGGTACGCAGGCCATCTTTCCAAGCGATGGAACGTTAGGATTTTCAATTGAAGAGAACCTCATGAGTGATACTGGTGAAGTGATTCCGACAATCACTTTAAATGATTTTCAGCAACAATTTAATGATTTGAGTAATCAAATGGAGAATGCGGTTCATAATGTTCAAAAGGGTGATAAAGGTGACAAAGGTGATACTGGTGATACTGGTGCAACAGGTCCACAAGGTATTCAAGGGCCAAAAGGCGATACTGGTGCAACGGGTCCGCAAGGGCCAAAAGGCGATACCGGTGCAACGGGTCCGCAAGGGCCAACTGGTCCACAAGGTCCTGTTGGTTCTGGGTTAGTTGTTAAAGGTACAGTCAACAGTGCTTCACAACTTCCAAATACTGGAAATCAAGAAGGTTACTGTTATTTTGTTGGTACAGATTTGTATGTTTGGGATGCAGGAAAATGGAAAAATTGCGGAAACGTAAGCCCAGATTTAAGTAAATACGTTACTGTTACTGATCTAAACAATGGATTGAGTACAAAAGTTACCGATAACAAAGATGGTACTGAACAACTTAATGGAGTTAAGGTACAGCCGTTCAATAAGTTATCAGATACTATTGGTGGACGGAACTTGCTACCGGGTACAAGTGGAACATTACAAACTGTGGCTAATGCTTCTGGGTATGACCTGCACTTGCCGGCGATTACTCCAGTGGTGGCAACAATTGATAGTGATACAACTTATACAGCTAGGGCATGGCTATCACCAGTTTCATATAACATGAGTATTCAAATAGCGTGGAAAGATGCACAGGGTACCAAGTACTATGATAGTGGTAATACTATATCCGCTGGCACATCTGGCTACAGCACTCGGACAAAAACGCTTAAGGCTGGCAGTACTATTCAGTATGTCACAATAATTTTTAATCAATCACAATCAAGATCTTCAAGTGTATCGTATAAAGAAATGAAGTTCGAACAAGGTTCAATAGCTACTGATTGGACACCAGCTCCGGAAGACAAGGTTAATGTTTCAGATATGCGTAAACCTGCAAGTGATGTAGCGGGAATTGAAGAGGTTAACGCCAAACAAGATAAAATTGGTTACACGCCGGCAGATGATTCCAAAGTAGCCCACCTATCTGGTAAAAACAACTTTGACACTGTTCCAACTGTTAAAAATAATCCGTTATTACTAGCAAGCAGTTTGCCATCTGACTTAGCACGTACGACTAAGGATGCTAATTTTACAAGAAAACTTCAAAAGTCTGGAATTGACGTGGCAACCACAACGGATGTTAAAAATGCTGTTAATACCGCAACAAGTAATGTGGTTACAACTAATAAATTAGCAAACTTTACAGCAGGTTTGCAGTCTGGAGGTGTCTCAGTCGCTACTAGCGACGATTTGAAAAGCGTTGAGAAATCGGCTTGGCATCAATTAAATAATATTCCTCTAGGAGGAACATTTCTCTATAGGATTGACCAAAGTTCCAAGAGGATTTATATTATTTACTCATTAAATACCAGTAGTTATACAAATAGTGGAACTAAAATAGCTGACTTTTCATCAATAGTAAATAATATAAAGACTATCTCTGGAATCATCTACGCTTCTAATGAAGTCACCGTCAAGTACAGCAACGATACTGGGACGCATGCTAATTTGTCAATTAGTAATCCTGCCTATATTACGCCAGATTCTGACTTAATTATATATGGTACTTCTTGGGTAGGCATCAGTGATGGAGCTTATTTTACGTATGATTCTCTAAAATAATAATTAAAAATCGGATACAATCTAAAATAAAGAAGGAATTTTTATGACTTATTATGTAACACTTGATACAGACGGTTTCATTACGGCGTACCAGAGTTTGCTATATTAAGTATGCACTAAATAAAAAAGGAGATAATAAATAATGTTTATTTATGTTACGTTTGATTCAAATGGTTTTGTCACTGATTATAAGAAAGTCGAAACCGAAGGTTATACAAAGGTGTTCGTCTTAGATTCATGGATTAATCAGTTTGCTCAATATCCAGATAAGTTTAGATATGATTCAACTAATCAAACATTGCTTAATCCAGGTAACTTACCGAGTGTTTCATTGAACCAAGTAAGTACAGATGTAACCACCTTACAAACTCAGTTACAATCTTTGCAATCAACAGGTACGCAAACTGATTCACAATTGGGAGCTTTGGTAAGTAACATTTCAGTGGTTCAAGGACAAATTCTCGGAGAACTACAAAATATTCAAACTCAATTAAATGCTTCTGAAAAAGCAACTACTGTACCAGTAGCAAATACAACTAATTCACCAGCTTAATAAAAGGAGGTAATACAATGTTTAATATTGATTGGCACGGAATGCTTAAAATTGAATATGATAACGGTTGGTTATCTTATGATAAATTGAAACTGTTCGTTGGTTGGAATGAATTAACAAAAGATCAGTTTACTGATATTACTGGTAAGAATTATGACACTGGTAGCGTTGCCCAAGTAACAAGCTCATTATAACGATTACTCAGTTTAGTAAACCCACATGTGATCTCTTGGCGGAATGCAAGTTTAATTAAATTAAAGTCCGTCACTTTTTTGGAACAGTGGTATAATCATTTTCGTAGGCATTACCCCCTTTGGTGCCTACGCATTCGAATATTCATCTGAGCATTTATGAATGCCCCATGCTCATACATTCCCCTCAATGTATGTGATGTATACACGCCCGTCATAAGATGGGCGTGTTTGTTTTTAATAATTAGTTGTTACGACTATATAATCGTGATACAAAGTGTTTGTGGAATTCCATTCCTCCAAGAAGGAATTTCATATTCTTCAATATGATATGAATTGAGGGCGCCCTTTAAAGCGGGGCGTTTTCTTTTACACAAATTTTATGGAGGTAATTTTATGTACACACAAATTGTCGATATTTTTAATTCTCTTAAAGCAACCGGACTGGTTGCTTTTTTAATTGCTGTAATTCCAGCAACTTACAAATTGGTTAAACCGTTGATTGAAGCTAAAATTAAAACTGAAAAGAATACTCATATCAAGCAAGGGATGGAATTAGGCTTGAAATTAGCGAATGCTTTCGTTCCTGTGGTGGCAAGTATGCCTGCTTTAAGTAACTCAGATCGCAAAAAGGCGGTTAATCAATTTGTTGATTCTGGCTTAAAAGAGTCCGGCTTTAATTTTAAAGCAGAAACAATTGAAGGATTAGCAGAACAAGCTTACCAGTATTATAAACACACTCTAAAGGGAGATAATCACAAAGCACCTGTTACTCCGGCGCCTACAAATGACGTTACACCCGACGTTCCAGTCGATGACGATCCGGAAGTATTTAACGAACCCCAATCATCTGAACAAAAGTAGGAAGTGACGAAAATGACAAAAAAGGTTGCTGATTTATCTGCTTACCAAGGCAGTTCTGAGACCTACATGAAATTTTTAAAAAGTCACGGAATTGATGCCACGGTGGTTAAATTGACGGAAGGCACTGGATACATTAACCCTAAAGCTAGAGAACAAGTGGCTAACGGATTCAAAGTATTTGGTACTGTGAGTGTTTATCATTTCTTTCATGGTCATGGTTCATCAGAAGCTAAGTATTTCTTAGCTTGGGTAAAAAGCTTTGGGTTGGATAAATCCACAGTCTTGGCCCTAGATGTGGAAGCACAAGACCTTCCTTGGAAGACCACACCCGAAGTAAATGTCTTTTTAAAGGAGTTAAAAGCCAACGGATTTACCAACGTTATTACTTATGGATCCGGTTCATGGTTTGCTGAAAAGCGAATTGATCGAGCGAAACTTATTGATAAGCATATTTGGGTAGCGGCGTATGGTGTTAGTCAACCGGGAATTGATAATGCGAATGCCTGGCAATATACCGATAACTATGATGGATTAAAGGTTGACGCCAGCTTAGATTTTGATGGTTCACTGTCCGGAAGTGGGGTAGTTATTAAACCTGCTAAACCGGAATATTATCAAACTCCAGGCCTATACGAAGCAACACAAAGCGTAATTCACCAATTTAACGATGCTGAATTCAAGTCTAAACGGCATACTCGTCTGATTAAAGGAAGTCGATTCTATGCTACCCCAATAAGATATGGTGAGATTTATCGACTTTCTACGCCAACTGGGTACTATACAGCTAATAAGGACAAGGTTAAGTTTATCTTTGCAGTAAAGGCTGGTGATAAGTAATGGTGGAAGTCCCTGATGAAATTAACATGACTAAAATGCTCATTGGCATTAAAGAAGATATTTCTTCCATTAAACAACAGCTGAATGATCAGGCTGATTTGAATGCTAAAACAGATAAAGCTTTGGCTAAGTCTATTGAAAATGAACATCGAATTGATAATCTTACACATATTAACTATGCATTAATTTCTTTAGTGGCAGCGGGAATTATTGTACCGTTGATTATTTATTTAATTGAGAAATTTATGTGAGATGAATCCCCCTTGAATGATTATGGGGGGGAGTACATATATTGGTATATATTAATTAATATTATTTTGTGCTTTTGATAATATTATGCATATATTAGCTTTTGGTTATTGAACTATCATTTTTGAGGACAAAATAGCTAATAACGGGCAAATAACGGCCAATTAAAATTATAAATGCCTTTATATCAACGTTTGTAAGGGACACTTGTGCCTGCAGTCGGCATAATTATACAAATTAGAAGAAATATTAAAATTAGGAATGCTGTTAAATAGGCATTCCTAATTTTTTTAATTTATAAAAACGTACTAGAAAGTATTAAAATATAAATAATAACGGGCAAATAACGGCCAAACGGGCAGAAGAAGTTTAACCTGATACAGAGTAAAATAACAAAATAAAAGCGGAACCTTATTAAAGGTTCCGCTTAATTGGTATAGTTTCATCATGAGAGGAAAGGTTATCTAACTCTTCACGAATCTGTTGATCGTTTTTTGCTTTATATTCATCCATTAAATAGGAATAAATCTTTGTTGTTGTGGATACATCAGCATGGCCTAAACGCTTAGAAATGATGTAAATGTCAATTCCTCGAGATAGTAGGTAAGCTACATGTGAGTGTCGTAAAGAATGAAAGTGGAAGCCCTGTTTTTGAATCCCTAAGTCTTTTAGTATAGAACGCAACTTTTTATTAACGGCAGAGGATGATGGAATGGATTTATATTGATTAACAAAAATTAGTTCTCCATTATTGTGATCCTTCAAGATCTTTAATGATTTCAGCAATTCGTCATTAACTGCAATGATTCGATTTGAACCAGCCGTCTTGGTATCTTTGAATCCACCGCCTTCGGATGAATTCCAAGATTTAGTAATGCTAATCGTTTTAAAATTAAAATTAACGTCATTCCAAGTTAATGCTTGAATTTCTCCCAAGCGAGCACCAGTTAAAACGGCCGTCAGGATCATAAAAGTGGAGGTAAAGTGATAGTTTAAGTGATTCTCCAAATAAGCGATAAGACGCTTAATCTCAGCCACGTTGAGGTATTCCACATGCTTATCACGTGACTTATCATAAATAAGACTGACTCGCTGTGTGAAATCTTTATGAATCAGATCGTCAAGAATGGCATTTTGAACGGTTGCTCTAATTAGTGAATTAACTTTATAAACAGTATCTTTTGCATGAGAATGACCATAGAAATTAATAAATGCTTGATATTGTGGTCGGTCAATACTTTTTAAAGTAACATCACCGAAATAATTATGTAATACTCGACTGGTTATTTTATAGCGATTCTTAGTCTGATTCTCAATTTTGGGTTCTTTGTACGTGTGATAAAAATAGTCAAAATAGTCAGCAAACTTAGGATCTTTAGGAACGAGATCCAAACCATTGTGGATATCGATTTCCAATTGACTCGCAAATAGCTTTGCAGCTGATTTAGTTCTAAAGCCGCTCTTAGTTTTCTCATGTTCCTGACCATTGGCATCATAATAGTAGTATCTTACCTGGTATCCATGACCATGTTTACGTATTGATGGCATTATTACCCTCCTTTGGATAATATACTAACACATAGTGGGGAATCTACTTAATAGAGCGATCATTTATTAATTATCATGGCATATAGATTACAAAAAAATGTTAAAGCCTTTACAACTCCTGTTTTCTTTTGCATTCAACCTTGATTATGTTATACTATTTACAGCAAGTTAGTTGAGGCATGTTTTTACATGCCTAGGTAGCTTGAAAAAACAATTTTTTTTGGGAGGAAATTACACATGAAAAAGTCATTGAAAAAGACTCTTTTTGCTGGTGTAGCTGCATTATCATTTGTAGCTGTTGCCGGTGTATCTAGCACAAATGCTAGTGCAAAATCATATGCCAAAGTTACATCAAACAAAGCTTTGACATCAGACGCTACTACTCGTAACGTTGCTGTTAACGGTACTAACGCTCTTTATACAAAGGCTGGTACTTTGAAGGGTGCTAAGACCGTTGCAACTAAGACTACATTAGCTAGTCTTAAGAACTCTAAACAAGGTCAAAAAAACTTCCGTGCTTATCGTGTAGCTACTACTAACCGTGGCTCAGTTTACTACAAGGTTGTTTCATTTGATAAGACTTACCGTGGCTGGATCTACGGCGGCAAGTCAGTTACTGCATTTGCTGGTGGTATTGCTTCATTCAACACTACTACAGCACCTGCAGCTGCAAAATCAGCATCAGCAAGTTCAGCAAGCTCTGCATCTTCAGCAGAACAAACTACTGCTTTAACTGATGCACAAAAGGCTGCTACTTACAAGATTACTAAGGCTGGTACTGCTAACGATGGTACTGCGACTACTTATTCATATCCTGCATGGACTGAATACAAGAAGGGCCGTACCGTTATTGATGCTACTCCTTACGCTAACGATACCTTCAAAGTTACGGACCAAACGACCCGTACCCGTGAAGGCGACCTTTGGGTAAAGATTGCTGACACTAACGCTACTAATGGTCAAAAGATTAACGGCTGGATCAAGTTCAGTGCTTTAACTGCTCAAAACCCAACACCAGCACCAGCACCTATCGCTGATAATGCCGTAAGACTCAATTTTATTGATTCACAAGGTAAAACAGTTAAGTCTATTGATTATGTAAAAACTGGTGCTAAAAAAGGTGATACCCTTGGGTCATTAACTGGACCAAAAACTGGAACCCAGGATAACTTTTCATGGACGTTAACTAAAGTTGTTGCTGATGATCTTCAAAGTAAGATTGATAATGCTTTGAGTGGAACTGGATATTCTTTTAATGTTTCTCAATATCCGTCTACATTGGCTCAAGCCCAAACAGGATCAACAGTTTCGTTACCTGTAACAAAGGGCGATGTTGTTTATCAAACGCTTAAGCCTTATGTCGCTACCAAAGATGATGTTACATCAACTCATTCATTAACTCCAAATTCCAAATCAGCTGGTGCGTTCTTTAAGGGCTCATTTGATGAAGGTGAAGGTCCTAAAGCAACACACATTGACATTAGTCAACTTGTGCATACGGATAGTGACGGTAAGGTCACAGATCACACTAATTCTTTGCCTACTGTTAAAGCATATATTGACAGTGTAGCGGCAAGCGACAAAGATGCTGCTCTTACAAGCCTTAATAATACTGTTAAAGTGTATGCTGCAAACTACTATTTAGCACCAGCTAATATTAATCCGTCTGATTTATTCAGTGGAACACGTGGCTCTGCTTTTAGTTCTCAAGACGTTCTTAATTATTTAGCAAAGCATTCTACTTTGAATACTCTTAAGTCAGCTATTTATCCGGTATTTAATGCTGACGGTACTGTTAAGGAATGGGATCAGTTAAACTTGAATGCTACGAGTGCTAATAGTGGTACTTTCGGTTCTTCACCTGTTCAAGTTGTTTATACTTACGGTGACGGTAGTGCTGTTTCAGATCCATTTCAAAATAATGGTAGTTCAGTAAATCCATTGACTCCAGTGCCATTGACTCCATTGCAATAATCAATTTAGCTTTTTGTTGATTTATAAGCAAATCCTTTTGGATTTGCTTTTTTCTTTTGCATTGATTAAATTAAGCAAATAATTCCATTTGAACACTAGTTCGATAATGGTCAAAATTCAGATAATCATAGGAGCATTTGTATTCAAAAAGATTGATACCTTACGGTACCAACCTCGAAAGTTTTACATTCTCATTTTTTGCTAAATATTTTAAATGAACTTCATTTGTGGTGAATATGAAATGTTTTAAACACATTATTCTAGAGTTGAACTTTACCATTATATTGTTGCATTGATTTATAAATATATGCTAGGCGTTGATCATAAAGCAATCCTAAAGGATTAGAGTCGGTCTTTATTTGAGCTTTTAGATTATTATATTGCTCTTCATAAGCTTCCGCATTCCCATTAGCTTGTTGCAAGGCGGTTTGGTAGTCTGATGAAGTAGGATCATCATTCTCTAAAGCATTGATAAAGGGCTCCATGGCTTGCATTTGTTGTCTTAATGGCTTTACTTGATTTTTAATAGCCCTTATTTGGGTATTAATCTGTTTTATCTTAGCATCATAATCGATTCTTTTAACAATAATTTTAAGGTTGATTTTTTTAGATGTATAACCCTTTTTGGTTGCTAAAAGGTGATATTTGTTTTTAAAATTAAGCGGTTTGGTAACTTTTATGGAAAAGTTACCGCTGCTTTTTTTCTTAGCAATAGTTTTTCGACCTTCATAAAGTGTTACCTTTGTTCCCTTAGTCGTCTTACCAGTAATAGTTTTAGCTTGATCATTAATAGGGTTAATTTTAACGGTTAATTTGTGTGAAGAAGCATTCGCTGACGATAAAAACATAAATGGTAATGATAAGCCTAAAATTAGATTAATTTTTTTCACAATAAATTCCTCCTATATATTAAAGGGTACATTAATTGAAAGTTGTGTTCAATGCATAATGTTGATTTTCTCACATATTTGAAAAAAGCTTTTTTGTAAAATGTTTAAAATTTTATATTTAATTAGATATTCTCAATTTCATTATTTCGTGACGTATTTTAATAATAGCCTGGCAATCATCATTGGAAATATCAGGATCAATTGATTTTGCTATCGCTCTCTGATTTTTTGATAGTTCAGTAGGGTCCGCAGCTAAGGATGCTTCATTTGCATCGTTTAATAAATAATCAACAGATACATCCAGAACATCTGCAACAGCTTTTAATTTCTCAACTGATGGATTCTTAGTTTTCCAAGAATAAATAACATTTGCTTTCAATCCCGCTTGGTTATTTAATTGATATAAGCTAAGACCTCTTTTCTTTGAAATTCGTTTAATTTTGACGACGTAAATTGCAAGAACAAGTTAGCCAGTCGTTGAGGACAATCCCAGAACGGGCCGTTATCAAATAGAAGTTGTGGCGCTAGAGAGACTACTGGGCCATGCGGCGAACGCGCCGAGCTTCGGCCTCAAAGTTTTGCTGGGGTGTGCAGTAGCCCTGTTGTTTGCGAGGCAACTGATTCAAGCGGTCTTGCGTGGCCTGCACTTGACTAGGGCTAATGTCATCTAGGGACATGCCCTTAGGGAAGTCCTGGCGGATCATCCGGTTATGTGCCTCGTTGGTGCCACGGTCGCAGGACGTGTAAGGATGGGCGTAGAAGATCTCAGTTTCCGTCCCAGCAAAAGCAGTATTTAAGGCGGTGAACTCGGGTCCGTTGTCGGCTGTGATGGTCTTGATGCAAGCTCCCCATTCGCGCTTGATTCCACGCAATGCATAGCTCACAGAGTCTGCATCTCGTCCTTCGATCAAGCGGAGAAGTTGGCAACGGGTCTTGCGCTCAATCAGAGTCAAGATGACGCTCTCCTTGCCATTGCGTTTACCGACAATGGTATCCATCTCCCAGTGACCGAACTGCCTGCGTCGTTCAACGACCTTAGGCCGTTCCTCGATACTGCGGCCAGCCAGGCGCTTAGCCTTTGTGTGGTGCTGGTGAGAGGTCTTCCGCTTAGTCTTCTCCAACAGGTCGATATTTCGAATCTCTAGGCGTTGGTCGTCAATGTACTGGTACAAAGTCGAGGCACAAACAAGCTCTTCAGGAGTAAACAGCTTGTGTCGCTTGGCATAGCCGATTGAAGCATCCGGCGACCATTTGTCCTGCTTAGCTCGCTGTACGTACCAGGCTAAGAAGACCTGTACGCTGGCGAACTTGTCAGGACGATGGCAGCTCAAGCGTGCAGTCTCGTAACGTGCCTGAGCAGCCTCTGGTAGGTATTGTCGATGGTAGACGCGCTTGCCATTACTCTTCTTGACCTGATCTACTGTACCTCGCTTGATTTCATTATTAATGGTCTGCGGGCAGACGCCAATTTCAGCAGCAATCCAACGATTGGACTTCCCAGCTTGGCGGAATCCGGCCACTTTTCCGCGCTCGAGTGATGTTAAGTGCTGACCTTTTTGGCGGTGTGTGCTATCCTGTTTCTGCATCAAGACAATATCCTCTTCCATTGTTTGTGTAGGAACTTCAATGATACAGGATATCTGTTCTTGATGTTTTTTATTGTCCAAAAAATTTTGAGACAGTGGCTAACTTGATTCTAAAATGCGCGTTAATTTTGACGAGTGCTTGCATATAAAATTCTCTCCTTTATAGTATTCACTTTGCTTATTCAAATTCTATCTCAACAACAGATTCTTCCAATTGATCTAGTACTTCGTTAACTGAAATAAAGTGTCGCCACTTATTAGGATCATGCTTAGCAAGTCCCTTAAAATTACTGCTGATCTTATCGTGGATATTTACCAAAAATTTGTAATACATATTAGCTGCTTCACGATCGATTCTTTCCTGTAGCCAACGTTTATCCAGAGAACGTTGGTTATTTTTTTCGGTTAAATATTGACTATTTAGGACTCGAACCTAAGTAAACCACCTGGTTAGTCAAAACATATGTTCTTTTAAAACTTTAAATGAAGCCCCCACGTTTGGGAGCTCATAAAATCACTTTACCGATTACATTAACTTCATCACAATCAAACACCATATCATCATACGCTTCATTGATTGATTTCAAAGTGACCGTGTTATCAGAATTTACATAAAACTTTTTACAAGTAACACCAACATCACGAACGTGGACGATCGCAATTTCACCATTCTCAACCTCTGGTTGATAGTGAATGAACACCTGGCTACCTTTCTGTAGTAGGGGTTCCATAGAATCACCATCCACAGTAACTAATTCATCAGCACCAGCAGGGACCTTTTCACCAGCAATCAGCTTGTGGATTAATTGGGTATCTTGATCCTCACCATTAATAGGGGAACCGGCAGCAGTTGAACGACCGTAAGGAATATCGACCAGCGGTTTGTGGTTAAACATTGAAGTTACTTTTCCGTTATTCTGTTCGTCTAATTGGTCATTAGCATAATTGTAAACTTTTTCTTGGCGATCAGAGGATAACATTTTATTAATCCTTAGAATTCTTCTATCACTATCAGTTAATGAACCAATCTCGTTTTCTTTGAATCCAAGAATATATTCTGGGGTAGTGTGTAAAGCTTTAGCAAAAGCATCCACGTTATTTAGTGGAAATTCTCTAGTTTTATTAAAATACCTTGATAATGCTGACTTGGCCATGTTTACACGTCTAGCCAGTTCACTAAGTGTTAAATGCTGCTCATTTTTTAATTCAATAAGTGTGTCGACTATTTCGTCATTTGTTTTCAATAGAACCCCTCCTTGCTTACCATCACATTATAGCACCGTTCCCAATCGGAAACAATCAAGATATTAAAAAAACTTTTTGACTATTTTTTTAATTATCATGTTGACAATTGGGAACGAATACGATATTCTTTAAGTGTTCCCAAATGAGAACGTAAGGAGATGAAAAATTATGTCAGTAGATTTAAGAAGAGTCAAAGCTGAAAGAATTGCGAAAGGATATTCGCAAGAGGACATGGCCAAAATGCTAGGTTGGAAAAGCAGAGCAACATATTCCAAGCGGGAAACCGGTAAAGTTAGTCTGGGAGCTGATGAACTTGCAAAGATTGCGAGCGTGCTCGGATTCTCTAATGATGAATTAGGAATTTTTTTTACAATAACCGTTCCCAAAAGAGAACGAGCTTAGAAAGAGACTTTTCAGAGTAACGATCAAGTTTTTATTTACTCCGGATTCGTCCACACAGCCAGCATAGAAAGGAGGTGAGTTAAATGGAAAAAGGCAAACTGCATCAGTACTTTGATAGTAATATTCAGCCTATTTTAAATATGGCGATAGGAGTTCTATTTATGACAATTGGTTACTTACTTGGTCATATGTTCTAGAAAGAAGCCAAGTGATCGTCAATGAATAGTTGAAAGGAGGAAATGTCAAGGGCAGTTTAAAAATGTAGGTTTTCGGCAGTTACTTGAGACCATCAAAAAATTAATTAATACTGGTTCAGCTCGGATTTCTGGAATCGTCACGAACACCGAAAAAGGAGTTAATAAAAATGTCAAATTTTAAAGATTGTCTGGAAAAAATGGAAGATGCAATAGAAACGGCAATCTTGTTCACTATATGGTGTTGTATTAATTTTTGGCAATTGATCGTGGTCGGTATTGTGACGATCACAGCAATCATCTTTTTATTAGAATATTAACAATCACGGTTGTAACTATTGAAACTATTGTAGGAATAATGCAAGAAGGCAAAAAGAACACTATTAAATTCTCTCCAAATGATTCAAAAGAACTTAAAGCCTTAGCAGTTATTCTAAATTGATAAATTCCTGGGCCCTTATAAAAGCCGTTCACGCTATCTATATATTTGTAATGTTTCAATAGTTCTAGAGTCGGCTGTTCTTTACCAACTTCTAGTTTAAAATGCTTTCTTATTTTAAGCGAATCAACGGGAGTGCCTAAATTATAGCTCTTAACAATATATCTTAGTATTCGAATTGTAGACCATGGTAAATCTTTGAACAAGTTATTCATATTAATCACCTCAATTAATTGGAATAACTCAAGTATACAACTAAGCCAAAATTGGAAGTGAATTAAATGGATCAGAAACTTCATAATGCAGTACGAGAATATTTATTGGAACTATTGAGCGAAAAAAATAAAAGTCCAGAAATGGCTGCAACCATTGCTGAACTTTATAGATTGTTACTTGAATAAGACACTCATGATGTCTCTTCGGTCAATGCTAAAGATTGCATCACCAATAAATTTGACTTCTCCGTTAGCATCATTTAAAGAAAATTGAATCATGAGACTTTGTGGTAATTACCACAGTATTCATAGAGTTCACCTCGATTAATTGAATTAATTAAATTATACGTCAGTAAATAATAGAAGGAAGTAATAAAAAATGGCAAAACCACGTTTAGTTTTAGAAAAGAAAGCACCAGAACCACGAGTATCACGATTGATTAGCATTAACACTGATTTGTATAACCAGTTAATGGACATTAAGCACGAAACTGGATTAACTGTCACAGCGGTAGTTAATAAGTTTATCGCTTATGGAGTGAAGAATGTGGAAATTGAAGACAACAAAAACGACGATTAATTAATCCACGTCAGATCTTATCAAAAGGAAGTGAGAAAGATGATTAAAACATTAAAGCAATTAATCCACGTTTTGTGGGCAATAGAAAAAGACCTCCATGTTATCGCAAGTAACACAGGGGTCAACAGTAAAGCTGAAATTAATTCTAAAGATATTATAAGTACTATGCGTTCAGCCATTCATGATAGTAACGCAGTAAATTGAGACTAATCAAATAAGAGGAAACGGCGATTTGATTTCCAAACAAATTTTCAACGGCTGAAGTATTTCTAACATTAGCAAGTTCTTGATTAATATCGGCTATATTACAGATATCTTCATCAGACAAGCTAGAAATAAAATCATCGAAAGACTTTTCCATATTTATCACCTCGATTAATTGGAATAAATAAATTATACAACTAAAGGAAGTGACAAAATGTCTCAAGTCATTAGTGCTAAAGTATCAATTCAAATTCCTGATAATTTTGAATTGATAAATAAGGAAGATTACCAAAAGTTAAAACGGGAATCAACCTTTGGACGGACTTGGAATTTAAACGATCTTCGTAAATGGTGTGGGAACAAATCACCACAATGGTTAAAAGAAAATTTCTTGGAAAATCCAAAATATTCACGGGAAATGCAAGCCTTAATGGATGATAGATATTTAGTCCATCGTGGCAGTAAAGGTAGTCCCTGGTTGTTTAAAGCTACCAAAATGCAGCAGTTCCTGGAGGATCATTGGAGCGAATTCAATTGGTAAAAACATTAAATTCTTGGCAAATCTAATAATCGATCGTGACGATTTGAGGAATTATTGGTTTTAATATATAAAGCATTGTCATGATTGTAATCATAAGTGATTTCATAGGTACCATTACCGAGAATGTAAAAGTAGTAATCACCACGAATAATATTGGCTGCTGTGGCTTGAATAAGTTCAATTTTCCCACTGGCCAGTTTTATTAAATCAATATTTTCTGG